GCCGGCCTAAGCAAACTAATTCAAGGCGGTAAAATGGGTATTAAATTAATTACCGCTCCAAGTGTGGAGCCGGTTTCGCTTGCCGAGGCGAAAGAGCATTTAATTGTTGAACATGCAAACCATGATGACTTGATTAACGCGGCAATACTATCGGCGCGTGAATGGGTAGAGCAATATACTGGGCGGTGTCTGATCAATCAAACATGGGAGTTAGCACTTGATGAATTTCCCGAAGAGATCGAACTAAAGAAAATCCCAGCAAGCTCTATTTCAAGCGTCAAATACATAAACACTTCAAGCGTTGAGACAACAATCAGTGCGGTTAATTATGGCATTGATGATTATTCGCCGCGGCATTGGTTGATACCTACTGATGGCAACGAGTGGCCGACACCACTAGATTCAGCCAACGCTGTAAAAGTTCAGTATGTTGCCGGGTATGGTGCCGCTTCAACTGACGTACCAGGGCCGATCATTCAAGCAGTAAAATTATTAATCGGGGACTTTTACGAACACAGAGAAAACACAGTAATCGGCGCACCAGTTGCAAGCACAGAAGCGGTTAAAATGCTGCTTTCACTGTATCGGGTTGTTGCGCTATGAGAGCGGGCGCACTACGTCACCAGATCATTATCCAGAGCGTAGCGGAGACTCCTGATGCGTCCGGTTCACCTGCGGAGGTGTGGTCTACATTTGCCACTGTTAGCGCGGCATATGAGCCACAGAGCGGCAAGGAATCAATGACCGAAGACCAAGAGCAGGCAACCCTAACAACTCGCTTTAGAATCCGCTATCTGTCAGGTGTAACGGCAAAGATGCGGATTAGTTTTGATTCCAGAATATTTGATATTCGATCAATTGTTGATGTGGGCGGCAGGCAAAAGCAACTCCATATCGTGTGTGGTGAAAATGTCTAATGTCATTGGTCTGAAAGAGTTAAACGATAAACTGATGAAGTTGGAAGTTGCGACGAGCGCAAAGGTTGTGCGTTCGTCCGCTGTTGCAGCGATTAGAAAAACTAAGCAAGAAATGAAAGCGGCAGCACCGAAAGGACGAGAGGCGCACCGTACATATACAGGGCGGCTAGTTGCGCCAGGTTTTCTATCTCGCTCGGTTAAGCACACATCTAAAATTGGGCATGGGAAATTATCTCTTGCCATTGGGGTGAAGCGTGAAGCGTTTTACGGGGTGACTTTCTTGGACGAAGGGACGAGCGTTAGACAGCGCAGGCGAACAGTGAACGGTCGAAAAGTCACGGCAATTAAACCCTACAGGCTCGGCGCGTATCGGTGGTTCGAAAGAGTGTTCGAGAAAAACGAGCGGCAAATTGTAGCAACGTTTAGCGATAAATTAAAAGCAGCAATAGCGAAGGTCGCAGCATGATTGAACACGCTATCTATTCAATTCTAAGTAATGATGCGGGAGTATCCGCAATCACTACGCGTATATACCCGATCATGTTGCCACAGAATGCCGTGTATCCCGCAATCAGCTATCAAGTAAACGAAGATACAGAAGACGAGACATTCGACGGGCAAGGAACCTTTCAGCGAATCAACTTGGAAGTGGACGCATGGAGCGACACCCACGCCGGTATGCTCACTCTAGCTGATGCTATCAAAGCAGCAATTAAAAACTACAGCGGCACGGTAGCAAGTAACGCAGTTGACAAAATTACTATCGACTCTGCTATCTCTGTCTATGAAGACCAAGTAGAGAAGTATCGAAAAACGCTGATAGCGACAATCTTCAAACGATAACTTAAACCGCAGAACAGAAACGAACCCGCCGAGAGCGGGTTTTTTTATGCCTGCAATCCGGCCACAAGGCCATTTTTCAAGAGGCTAAAACAATGTCAAGCGCATTTTTAAATGGCGTTACTATCAAACGTGGTGACGGGGCAGGAACGGAAGTATTCACGGCAATCAGCGAAGTGCTGTCGATGTCTGGTTTGGGTAAGACAAACCCATTAGTTGAAGTTACGAGTTTTGATTCGACCGGGCGCGAGTATATAGCGGGCCTTGCCGATGGAACTGAAATCGCTCTGGAGTGTAACTACCTACCAGCAGACACACAACAGCAGGGGCTTATCTCTGACGTTGACGCGGGAACGGTTCGCAACTTTCAAATCCTAATCACTGATGGGACCACTCCGAAAACTTACGCCTTCGCCGTTACCCCGTTGAGCTGGGTTATCAATCCTTCATTCGATGACAAAAACACGTTGACCTTCACTCTGAAGATCAGCGGCGCAATTACGGTTACATAATGGATAAGCATACATTCTTATCTAATTTCGCACCCAAGACGCAAGAGCACACGTTACCGGGTGGCGACAGTATCGAAATCCAAGAACTGACCTTAGAGCAACGAGGCAAACTCCACGCAACAGCAAAGGCCGACCCGATAGAAGGGCAGGCTTTAATTGTTTGCATGGGGTGCGTCATGTTCACCGAGGCAGATATTCAGGACGTTAAACAACTTCCTGGAGATCTTGTATCAGATATTGCCGATGCGGTGCTTGCGCTTTCTGGTCTGGCCGAGGATGCCGAAAAAAACTGATAGAGCGTCCAGAGTTAGTGTTCAAATTCAAATTGGCACTGGCTCTCGGGCGCACAGTTCAGGAACTCGACAACACAATGACCAGCACAGAGTTGAGTTATTGGTTGGCGTTTTACGGTTTACACCCGTTCGGATCAGAGCGGGACAACATCCACTCGGCTGTGATTGCTGCGACTGTTGCTAATACCTCACGGAGCAGAAGCCAACCACCCTACAGCGCAGAGGATTTCATGATTAAGACACAAGACGAGAAACGCGAAAGCGACACACAGAATGTGATTGCGTTCCTGGGCGCTCATGCGGTGACTGACGATGGTTGATATTGCAAAGTTAGTTGTAAGAATGGAGGCTGAGAGCGCAAAACTTCACAAAGATCTGGCGCGCTCTAACAAAAAACTAAAGCGCTTTGAAAAGCGGGCGGGTGCGGCGGGTAAGGCGCTGAGGAAGTTTGCTAAAACTGGCGCGGTTGCGCTTGCTTCAGTGACCGCAGCAACAACAGCACTTGCCACTAGTTTTCTCAGGTCATCAGATCACCTTGCAAAACTATCTACCCGACTCGGCACAACCACCGAATCACTTTCACAACTTCAGCACGTTGCAAATCTGTCTGGCGTTTCGTTTGAGACGATGACGATGGGGATGCAGAGAATGACGCGAAGGGTATCTGAGGCGGCGCAGGGAACAGGGGAGGCAGTTAAAGCGCTAGAAGAGTTGGGTATCTCTGCCGACGAGTTGAATCAACTCGCACCCGATCAGCAGTTTGAAATGTTGGCCGAAGCAATCAGCAAAGTAAAAAATCCAGCCGATCAGGTGCGGTTGGCTATGAAGCTATTCGACTCCGAGGGCGTTGCACTCATTCAGACAATGCAAGACGGGGCGGCAGGCATTCAGGCTATGCGAAAAGAGGCCGACCAGTTAGGTCTAACTCTCGATAGTAAAACAGCAAAAGCATCGGAGCGCGTTAATGACCAACTCTCTCGACTGTCTGGAGTGATTCAAGGCACTTTTATGAAAGTAATGGAGGCGGCACTACCGACCATTGAAGCGATTGCTGACGCAATGGTTGAGTGGGCGAAAGAACCGAAGAACGTGGCAGGGGCTATGGAGTTTCTTAATAACACGCTCAAAACTCTAGCCACTACAGTGATAATTCTGAAAGCGGCGTTTCTATCTGCCGGTACCGCTTTGGGCGCGTATTTTGCGGCGGTGGTTATGGCTGCAACGGGTGAGTTTTCCCATGCTGCCGACATTATCGCTCAAGGCGCAGAGGATACAGTCAGTGCATGGACTGACGCAATGGATAGCATAGACAAGCTATGGGAAAAGCCCACGGTAATTGCACCACCAGAAACAGACGAGAAGAAAGCAATTGATGGCGCGACACTTGCCAGAAACGCGATGCAGCGGTGGATGGACAATAACCCCCTGAGTGTCAAAGTCAATCCTGAGTTTGTTCCCAATGCCGCCATTGCTGGTGCGGGTGGTGGAGCAATGCAACCCGTCAACATTAACATGCCCGGCGGTGGATCTATTCCGCTTCAAGGCGACCCTTCAGTGATTAACCAAGCGCAAACAGACATACAGCGGCAAGCAATGAAGACGGGGCA